GCGCGCGGCTCATCGCCGCCGTGGTTTCGCCCGCCGCCACGCCGGTGGTCCAGGGCTTCCTCACCCCCGCCGTCAAACCCCTATCCCCGCCCGTCGCTTGAAAGGACGTACCCCCAGTGTCCCTACTCTCCCAGTGGGTCTTCGACCCGATCAAGAAGCTCATCAGCTCGGCCAAGATCGTGCCTGAGCTTTTGAATATCGCCAGCCAGGCGGAGGCTATCTACGTGAAAAGCGGACCCGCCGGTGTCACTGACGCCATCATCGATAAGCTGGAAGGCGGCCTTCAGGCCGTGGTCGACGACGCCCTCACCGGCGCAATGGCCGGGCTCGGTCCGGTCGGCGCGCTCCTGGAGCCGGAAGCTCTCACCGTCGCCAACGATATCGTCGCCTATATCCAGGAACACACGAACGCCGTCATCGCGAGCCTGTTCAGCCACGCGACCACCGCCGTGGCGGCTCAGGCCGCGCCGGCTCCGGCGATTGGCTCCGCCGCCACCACCACCCCCTAGAGTCTCTAGGCCATGGTCCTGCTTCCCCAGGCGGCGGAGACGGTCAGCACCGTCTGCGCATTCATCGCCACGGCCTGCGCCGTCTTCGTGGCCTTCCGGGACACCATGTGGCGTCAGCGGGGCCTCGCAAAGGAGCTGAGCGACCGGATCGCGGCCGCCCATGACAAGGCGGAGGCCTGGCACACCAGTCATGAGGCGCAGGAGCTGAGAAAGACCGTCGAGCGCCACGGGCGCGCCCTGGCCAACCAGACCACCACCCTGGCCGGTCTCGCCACCAAGGATGACGTGCGGGATATCAAGATCGAGGCGGCGGCGCTCAAGGAGCAGGTACAGGGCGCTGCGGCGGGCATCGACCGGATCGAGGGCATCCTGATCCGCCGCGCCATTAGCGGAGACGGTCTCAGCAAATGAGCCACGTCCTTCAGGCGCACCTCCGGCTAACCTGCCTGCGCGCTCTCTCCGGCGCGCCGGGCTACCGCGCCAACTCCTCGATCATCCACACGGTGACCGGCGAATTCGGCATCATGGCCACCCGCGACCAGATCAAGAGCGAGCTGGCGTGGCTGGCCGAGCAGGGCCTGGTGGAGACCTCGGAGGTCGGCGCCATGACAATCGCCACGCTCACCGAGCGCGGCCTCGATGTTGCGGACGGACGCGCCATGGTCCCGGGAGTGCAGCGGCCCGCCCCGGGCGCCTGACGCCCATGGCCAAACAACCCAGCTCCATCGACCGCCTGCCCGAGGAGGTCCGCACCCTCATCGGGCGCCTGCGCGTCCAGGGCCGCACCATTGACGAGATCATGGCGCACCTCGGCACGCTCGATGTGGAGATCTCGCGCTCGGCGCTCGGCCGCCACGTCAAGGGCCTGGCCGCGCTCAAGGAGCGGATGCAGCACAGCCGGGACATGGCGCTCGCCCTGGTGGATCGCTTCGGCGACCAGAGCGACAACCGCCTCCAGCGCCTGAACCTGGAGCTGATGCACTCGGTGGTCATGCAGACCATCACGGCCACCGTGGATAACGAAGACGGCGAGCCGCAGCCCGTGACCTTCTCGCCCGAGGACGCCAAGTTCTTGGCCCAAGCCCTGGCCCAGCTCGCCAGCGCCGCCAAGATCGACAACGACCGCGCCATCATCGCCCGCCGCGAAGCCCTCAAGGCCGCCGCCGGGGCCGTGAAGGACTCCGCCGCCGAGGCCGGCCTGTCCGACAAGACCGCCGACTTCATCATGGCGAAGATCCTCGGGGTGGCGGGGTGACCGACGCGATCCAGGGTCCCTTTGAGAAAACGGGCGCCTCGCTTCCCGCCGTGCTGGAAGGGCGGCCGGTCGATGGCGTGCTGCTCGGCTATCAGCGGAAATCGGTCGCCGCCTTCATCGCCAATGCCCTCACCGTCATCGCCAAGAGCCGGCGGATCGGCCTGACCTGGGGCGTCGCCTCCTATGCGGCGCTGGAGGCGTCCAAGGCCCGGGGCGGCCAGGACGCGTTCTACATCGGCTACAACCTCGATATGGCGCGGGAGTTCATCGAGACCTGCGGCATGTGGGCCAAGGCCTATGGCTTGGCGGCGGCCGAGGTCGGCGAGGAGGTGTTCGAAGACGAGAAGGGCGACAAGGTCCAGGCCTTCCGCATCACCTTCGCCTCTGGCCACAAGATCCTCGCCCTGCCGAGCCGGCCTAGGTCCCTTCGTGGCATGCAGGGCATCGTCATTCTGGACGAGGCGGCCTTCCACGACGCCCTGGCTGAGATGTTGAAGGCGGCCATGGCGCTCCTGATCTGGGGCGGCAAGGTGATCGTGATCTCGACACACGACGGGATCGCCAACCCCTTCAATCAGCTCGTGGACGAGATCGAGGCCGGGCGCCGACGCGGCAAGGTGGTGAAGATCACCTTCGCCGACGCCATGGCCGACGGCCTCTATGAGCGCGTGTGCCTGGTGAAGCGCGAGGAGCCGACGGCCGAAGGCAAGGTCGCGTGGGAGGCGGACATCCGGTCCTTCTATGGCGACGACGCGGACGAGGAGCTGGACTGCATTCCGACCCAGGGCTCCGGCTCCCTGATCAAGCCCGAGCACCTGGCCGCCTGCGAACATCCCGACGCGGGAAAGCCGGAACTCTATTCCGGCGGCCTTTTCTATATCGGCCGCGACGTGGCGCGCCGCGTGGACGGGGCGATCATCTGGGGCTTCGAGCTGGTGGGCGACGTGCTCTGGCTGCGCGACCGCTACGAGGCGCATGGAGCGACCTTCCGGGCCCAGGATGACGCGGCCGACGCCATGTTCCAGACCCGCCGGGTCACCGCCTACTGGATCGACCAGACGGGCATGGGCGAGAAGGTGGTGGAGGACGCTCAGCTCAAGCACGGGACCTATCGCGTGGTGGGCGTGCTGCTGACCGGCCCCAATCGGCTCGATCTGGCCACCAGCCTTGTCCAGCGCTTCGAGCGGGGCCTTATCCGCATTCCGCCAGACCCGGCGGTGCGCGCGGATCTGCGGGCCATCAAGAAGGCCAGCGGCGCCCAGGGCCAGGTGCGCCTTATCAACGAGGGCGACGTCCATGCCGACCGCTTCTGGGCCGCCGGCCTTGCCTGCCGCGCCGCCGACACGCCGATCACGGAGTTCGACTACACGCCCGTCCCCCGGGTGACCGCCCTCGATGCGCGGGCCGACTTCGATGACGGCGACAGGGGCCAGAGGGTCGGCGGCGGCCTGCGCCGTGACTTCGCCCGCGCGAGAGGAACCTGGTGATGCCTCCCGGCCTGGTCGATCAATACGGCAAGCCCATTCAGTTCAGCGTCCTGCGCGAGGAGGTGGCCGCGCCGTCGCTGATGAGCGTGCGGAACATCTTCGCCAATCATCCCTCCCAGCATCTCACGCCCCGGCGCCTGGCCGAGATGCTGCGCGACTCCGAGCAGAACATCCCCATCAACTACCTCGAACTGGCCGAGGAGATGGAGGAAAAGGATCTCCACTATCTGGGCGTGCTGGGAACCCGAAAGCGCGCCGTCGCCCAGCTCGAAATCACCGTGGAAGCGGCCGACGACTCCGCCAGGAGCGAGGCTGACGCCAAGCTGGTGAGGGATTGGCTTAAGCGCGAGCAGCTCCAGATGGAGCTGTTCGATATCCTTGACGCCATCGGCAAGGGCTTCAGCGCCACCGAGATCATCTGGGACATGAGCGAGCGCCAGTGGATGCCGGGCGCCCTCAAGCGCCGAGATCCGCGGTGGTTTCGATTCGACTGGGTCGATGGCGAGACCCTGCTCCTGCGCGACGTCGGGCCGGACCTGCCCCTGCCGCCCTTCAAGTTCATCGACCACCGGCACCCGGCCAAGAGCGGCACGGCGATCCGGGGCGGCCTGGCGCGGGCCGTGGCCTGGTCGTGGATGTTCAAGAACTACACGATCAAGGATTGGGTCAGCTTCGCCGAGGTCTTCGGCATGCCGCTGCGCATCGGCAAACACGACGTGGGCGAGACCGAGGCCAATATCCGCAAGCTCGCCCAGGCGGTCTCCAACATTGGCTCCGACGCGGCGGCGGTGATCTCCAAATCCATGGAGATCGAGTTTCTGGACGGCAAGCGCGGCTCCGGCGGCGGCGATCCCAGCGCCCTCTATCGGGGACTGGCCGACTATTGCGACCAGCAGGTCTCCAAGGTGGTCCTGGGCCAGACCGCGACCACGGACGCCATCGCGGGCGGCCATGCGGTGGGCAAGGTCCATAACGAGGTGCGCCGCGACATCCTCGCGGCCGACGCGGTCATGCTGGGCGCGACCCTGAACCGCGACCTCGTCCGGCCGATGGTGGACCTGAACAATGGGCCGCCGCCCACGGGCGTCTATCCGAAGATGCGCGTCGGCCTGCCCGAGGCCGTCGATATCAAGCTCCTGAGCGACAGCCTGGAGATCCTGGTGCCCATGGGCGTGAAGGTCCCCGTGAAGTGGGTCCGCGACAAGCTCGGGGCCCCGGTTCCGGACGAGGGCGAGGAGGTGCTGACCGCCCCGCCGACCGCCGCGCCGGCCTCGCCGGAAAGCGCGGCGGACAGGGCCGAGGTCTCCGATGTGGCCACTGACCCCGCCGACGCGGCGGCGACCGCCTTCTCACGCCTCTCAAAGCTTCTCAAAAGCCAATCCAAGGCTGGGGGAGCGGCCAAGACCATCGATCCCTCGGACCCCGACGCCATCGACCTGGGAATTGACGCGGCCCTCGGCGACTGGCGGCCCATCGCCGAAGCCCTCATCGGACCGGCCGAAAGCCTGGTGGCCGGCTGCACCACATTGGAGGAGGTCCGCGACCGTTTGGCCGGCGCCATCGACGCCATGAGCGCGGACAAGATCGCCCAGCTCCTCGCCGAGACCAGCTTCGCCGCGCGCCTGGCCGGCATCGTGGGAGAGCGGCTGTGACCCTGCTTGTGATCGGCGGGGGCGGCTATGCCTCGGATGGTTCGGCCGTCGTCACGGTCGGCATCAATCCATCGCTCCTCGTCCAACTCACCCGGTCGAACCCGCCCGGGCCGGATGCGCCCCAGTCGCTCACTGGACGCTCGTTCGTTCAGCGGGTGCTCACGTCCGGCGGGGTGGTGGCGCTCCAGGTCGCCGGGGTCATCCAGGCGGCGGCGGGCGAGCTGCTCTTCACCCTGGGCAATGCGGGCCTCGCGCCTCTGCTTCCCACCGGCGTCCCGTCCATCGCACTCACTCATACAGTCTCCGAGCTGGTGAGCGGCGGCGAGGTGCTCCTCCTGTCCCGCCCCTTTATCCTCGTTCCGGCGGCCAGCGGCGGCGGCGCATCGGGCCCCATGGTGCGCGTGGTCACGACCGTGGGTCCGGTGGCCGTCGCGGCCAGCGATGAGATCGTCTCGATCCAGAACAACCTGGCGACCACGGTCGATCTGCCGAGCGCCCCGACCGTGGGTCAGAGTCACACCATCAAGGATGGCCTGGGCGTCTCGGCGGCCAGCCCGATCACCATCATCCCCGCATCGGGGACCATCGACGGCGCGGCTCAATACAAGCTCGCCGATGACTTCGCGGCCATCACTGTCACCTGGGACGGAGCACAATGGGCGATTACCTGAGAACTTTCCTAGCCGCCATCGCCGTCGTCGGCGCGCTTTGCACGGCTGAGGTTGCTCAAGCGGCCTATGTCCCGTCGACTTTGGCGACGGTGAAATGTGACGGAGTGACGGATGACGCGCCGGCTATTATCGCCGCGCTCAACGCCGGCCTTTCATTCACCCTGCCGCCCGGCGTCTGCATTATCGGCTCAAACCTCATGGTCGATAAGTCCATCAACGACGGCGGGACTCTTAGCGGTTCTGGGAGTTGGGGCGGCCCCGATGCTTTCAACGGGTCGCCCGGGAATTCCGCCACGATCCTGCGCCCGACCAGCGTGGTCACGCGTGTCATTGTTATCGACGGGACGCCTTTCCCCGGCGGCGGGGTCGCACGATCCTGGGTCCAAGGTTTCAAAGTGCGCGACCTCGTCATCGACATGGTCAACATGACCGATGTCAGCACCAACGCCGCCATCAACCAAATCCAGGCCTGGGACGCGCGCTACGACAATGTGCGGGTGATCAATGACGGCGTGAACAAGCGCGCCTGGCTGCTCAACGGCGGCGCCTTCACGACGCAGATGAACACGGTCCAGGGCCACATCATTGATCTGGAGGGGACGTCTAATTCGTTTGGGGTGACGACCGTCACGATGGTCAATCCCGACATCGGTCGCCTCATCGCCAATTATGCGAACGGCATTCGGGTGGAGGGTGGCGCGATCCAAACTTCGACGGCGGAGGCTGTCTATCTCCGCAACGTCGGCGGCATCTACCTGCACACGGACATCGAGAGCTCGGGCGGCACGTGCTGCGCCGCCTACGACATGGACAATACAGTCAACGGGGTGTTTCTGCAAAACACCATGGAAGGCTGGGGGGGGCCGCTCTTCAACGGCGCGCCATCGGCCCTGGGCTTCGTGGACCTTGACCTCACGGTTGCCATTTATACTCCCGGCTGCCCGTTCGCTTTCACGTCCGGCTACGAAAGCTTCAATAACTGCGGGACGGGGGCCAACAATAACAGGTCCAGCTGGCTGAGCGGGTCCTCGACGCAGCAGGAGTACCACTACATTGGCCGCACGGCCGGCGAGAGTATCTGGGGCGTTTCCGCCCACGCGAACGACTTCGTGAATGGCATCGCCCCAGGCGACACGATCTTCGGCTCCACGGCGTCGGGCGCGGCGACGTGGCTGATGGCCGGCTACAGCCCGGTCGTCAAGATGACGGCCTCCTCGCTCGGCCTCGTGAACAACGCCTACTTCCTCTCAAACCCGCCGCTCAGCTTCCTGAGCGGCAGCTCCAGCCTCAGCTCCTACGTCTACTTCGGCCTGACGTCGGGCACGTCGCTGATCGGCGTGGCGTCCGCAGCCAACAGCTTCGCCAACGGCGTCGCGGCGGGGGACATGGTGCTCGGGTCCTACTCGACCGGTGAGCACACCTGGCTGCTGTGCGCGGGTAACCCGTGCTGGAAAGGTGATGCCTATGGCCACCAATACACGCAGGGCTACCCTGCGCCATCGGCAGGCACGGGAACCGCCAGTGTCGCCTCAAACGGCAACGACAACGCCTTCGCCTTCACCTCGGGATCCAGCGTGACGTCGTCCACGGTAAATTTTGCGGCGGCGTGGTCCGTCGTTCCTAAGTGCGTCGTGACCTCCAATAGCGCCGCAGCGTGGCCTTACATCCTCTCGATTTCCACGACCGCCCTGACGGTTGGGTGGTCGACAACGACGAGCGGCGAGTCCGCTTATGTGCAGTGCGAGGGATAACCATTGGATGGTCGGCCTCGGTTTCGGGCGCCCAGGCCACGGTGCGCTGTGCGCTGTATAACTAGCGAGGGCTGATGCCCAAGGTCGACCTCAAGCCTCTACCACCCGCCGAGGCGATCAAATACTTCCAGGGCAAGGGCCTGGCCCACACCTTCGCCTGGCAGGACATGTGGCAGGAGGAGCATGC